CAATCAGCACCTACTAGACATGGCACGAGGCCAGCGGTGCTTATTGCAGGCGGTGCATAACTGCCAAACAATCTATGGAGCCACAACCGTGGCGGCGCACCAGAACGAGGGCAAAGGTAAAGCAATGAAGCAGCACGACTTTATGACCGTGTGGGCCTGTGAGCCATGCCATACGTGGTATGACCAGTCAGGCGCACCATTGGCAGAAAAGCGAAGGGCTTTTAATGCTGCCCATGATCGACAAAAGGCAGAATGGCGCAAGATAAAGGAAAGCTACAACAGCAAGGAAAAAGATCAAAAGGCCGCTAGGTGGGCGCTGGATAATTTGGAATAAAAGAGTTAAAATATAAACAACTTACGAATTGGTCTACGGGTTGCAATTCCCTCCTGCCAAGTTGAGCGTGCAGCCGGGGGCGCGTATATCGTAAGACCCCGGCAACTTTATCAACATTAAAGGTAGTTAAATGAGCGATTATCAAAATATTGAAGCTATAAAAGAAAAGGGTATCCAAAAAATGGAGGCCCCGCAACTTCGCAAGATTCACCCGTTAGACTTTCCAATAGAGATATTTTTAGCAGACTTGTCTACAAGAGCCGCAAACGTCATACGATTGGAGCTTGGCAGTTTTGACCGTTCGGCAGGTACTGGAATGTACGACATTGAGCCGCCCTATACAGTCCGGCATTTATGCATGTATAGCCGCAGTGAGATGCGTAAATGGCCTAATTTTGGTAAAAAATGCCTTAATGAAGTTGAGGAACATTTAAGGGCTAGAGGACTGCAATTGTGGCAAAACCACGACGAGCGTTCTTTGAGATTGCTGCGAGAGCATAAGGAATACTTCTAAATGAGGCCAGTAGGCAAACGAATAATTGCAGCAATGGAAATACTAGACCGCGAAGGCCCAAGCCAATACAGCCACGTAGCCATGCATATGGGCATACTAGACCCGACAAACACGTCTACATATCTGCGAAGGGCTGTAAAGCTAGGGCTTGCCACTGTGGACAATAGCGGAGATCGCAGGATTTACACAAGTGCGCCTGATTGGCAAAACAAGATACACAAGAGCGCAGCAGTCAGGCCAGTAAGAAAACCGAAACCGCCAAAATGCATAATAAATAGTGTTTGGGCGCTTGGAATTAGTGCTACAATGTAGGCTGATGGTTAAGCAAATAAACTGCGTAGCGGGATATTTGTAGGATTGGGAATGCCCGGTCGCCATCATGACCACCCCGGCAAAGTAGCGGGGGCTATCATCAAAGCGGCGGCGTTGAAGGAAACGCTACAGACTGTGGTAATGCGTTATTGACTACAGCAGGTAAGGCATAAAAAGCAAGCTAGCTACTTGCAGAGCTAAAGTGTGATAACGATGATGCACTTTACTCATGCCGCTTTAGCAGGTATCAAGCCCTGCCCGCTTTCATGATAGTGAGGGCTATGAATACCCCGCAAGGCCGTTATTCACCCAACAACGTGAGGCATATTACTAGGAAGGGCGGCGGTGCACCAAAACCCGGAAAGTCGAGATATATGCGTCCAGCGGTATAGTGCTGGCGCTATCAGCTTATGAGTAGAGATTGGTTGAAAGTGATGATTGCGCGGCCATGCTTGAGCCGGTAAACGCATAGCTAGTAAGTAGTCTCTACCCATAAGCTGGAATGCGCAGGCTGATGCGCACATTGCGGCGCTGTGACCCACTAGGCCCGCTGAAATAGTACGAGAGAGTCAATGCCAGAGATCAGCACTGGCCCAGCTTAATCAACAAAGAAGCAATATGCGAAGAAAACAGTGGATAAGCGGTCTAAGACTATGTGTTGCTGGAATGTCGAAGCATTTTAAGAAAAACCGCAAACGAATAAATATAGACGCGATATGGCTAGACAGTAGACAATATAAGCGCTTTAGAAGAGCGGAGGCGGTTGCCCATAGCACAATCCATGCCTATAATTGACTATCACGGAAAACCCGAGGTATGACATGGAAAAACAAACGAAACGAAAACCATCAGGCGCGGCTGCATTAGGTGCAGGCCCGGGAAGGCCCAAGGGCATACCTAATAAGGCCACCACTGCGTTTAGAGAGACTGTTACTAGGTTGCTAGAGGGTAACAGTGAAAACGTCGCTATATGGCTAGATCAAGTTGCTACAGGTGGGGGTGACCCAGATAAGGCAGACCCAGCTAAAGCACTAGACCTATTGGCAAAGCTGGCAGAGTTTGCAGCGCCTAAGCTATCCCGCGCAGAGGTAGCAGGCGACCCAGATGCACCGATTAAGACGGTGATTGAGTGGCAACCATAGGTTAAAATATAGGGGTGGATAGCTCGACGGAGCGAAAAGCGGATTGAATCCCCGCCTGCCACATCTTTCTGGATTCATTCATGGAGATTCACATGGAAGATTGGAAGCCAATCAAAGGGCATGAAAACCACGAAATAAGCAGCCTTGGTAGAGTCAGATCAAAAGATTCTGTTTCTATAATTCGGTCTAGATGGGGTCAGCTTTGCGAAAGAAAAAAATCAGGCAAAATTTTGTCTACATACAAAGCTGGAAGTTATTTGGGGATAAGGTTTTTGTTTCGCGGCAAAAACTACTACATCCATAGGTTGGTTGTGGAATCCTTCATAGGTGAAATTGGCGACATGTGCGTTAATCACAAAGATGGAAACAAACACAATAACGAATTGAGCAACTTGGAGATAGTCACTAGATCGCAAAATCTACTGCATTCAACCTACGTACTAGGCAAAACAAAAGGCCAGTTCAAAAAGAAAAATGCAAGTTAAAAGGATAATTATTGGCTATAAGCCCCGAGGCGCGTTTGTAGACTTTCACAATAGGCGCACTCGCTGGGCGTGCCTTGTGGCCCATAGGCGTGCTGGCAAAACAGTTGCCTGCATCAATGACCTGATAAAACGGGCATATACAGACGGAAAAGAAAACGGGCGCTATGCTTACATTGCCCCATATCACTCGCAAGCAAAATCAATCGCATGGGATTACCTGCTTAGATACACTGCTGATGTGCGTACTACCGCGAACGCTTCAGAGTTGTGGGTTGAACTGTTCAATGGCGCAAGAATTCGGCTATTTGGCGCAGATAACCCTGACGCACTGCGAGGAATGTACCTAGATGGGGTGATACTGGACGAAGTGGCAGACATGCGCCCCCGTGTATGGGGTGAAATCATCCGGCCCTTACTTGCTGACCGTGGGGGCTGGGCTGTATTCATTGGCACACCAAAGGGGCATAACTTCTTTTACGACATTTGGAAAACTGCTAACGCTTCTGATAACTGGTTTGCAACATCCATAAGGGCCAGCACCTCCGGCCTGATTAGCCCTGACGAACTGAAAGATGCCAGCCAAGGCATGAGCGATGACCAGTATGAGCAAGAGTTTGAGTGCTCATTTGAGGCCGCTATTCTTGGAGCGTACTACGGCAAAGAGTTGCGAGTATTGGAAGAACAAGGGCGCGTCACTGAGGTGGACTACGACCCGAAACTTCCAGTCTTTACAGCATGGGACTTGGGCTATCACGACGACACGGCGATATGGTTCTATCAAGTCACGCCAACTGAGATTCACTGTATTGATTATTACAGCGGCTCAGGGCTATCTATTGATGACTACGCCAGCGCGGTATTGTCAAAACCTTATAAGTACGAGCGCCACTGGTTGCCACATGATGCAAGGGCAAAAACTCTGGCTAGTGGGGGAAAATCTATTATTGAGCAGCTAGGCAAGCATTTAACCGTGGCAAAAATGGCAATAGTTCCAAGCCTGTCGGTACAAGATGGTATCCAAGCCGCCAGAGCTATGCTGCCCCGTGTGTGGTTTGATAAGGAAAGAACCGAGGAAGCGGTAGAGCTATTAAAGCAATATCAGCGCGAATGGGATGACGATAAAAAGGCGTTTAGAGATAAACCACGCCATGATTTTACTAGCCACTGCGCAGACGGTTTTCGCATGATGGCTATAGCGTGGCGTGAAAACAAGCCAAAAGAACCAGAAAAACCCGCAGAATTTGCCATAAAAGGGCAAAATGGGCGCATAATCACGCAAAGTTTAGATAAACTATGGGCTGAAACACCTACAAAGCGCGAGAGGTTTTAGATGAGATCAGTACATAATCGTTGCGTTAGTGGATTGGAATTGCATTACATGGGAATGCAGGGAATGTTTAAGAGTGCCACGCTATACATCAATACGGATGCAAAAATCCTAAGCAACAAGCAATTCAAGCGGTTTTGCAGACTTAAAAAACAATTTCAATCCAAAAAGCGCGCAGGAATCATCCCATGATTGACAAAGAAGAAATAAACCCTATAGACGAACATCGTCGCTGGACGCAAGAGCTAAAACTTGCAGCGGAGGAGGATAAAAAGTGGTTAAAGCGCGGGGATAAGATCGTTAAGCGCTACCGCGACGAGCGCCAAGGGTGGAGCGACACGGGCAAACGCTACAACATTCTCTGGGCAAACATTCAAACCATGCTGCCTGCACTGTACGGGCGTACACCACGCGCACAAGTAGAGAGACGCTGGAAAGATAAAGACCCAGTGGGACGCACTGCGGCGGTTATCCTTGAGCGCGCACTGCAATACGAGATTGACCATTATGGAGATTTTGACAACACCAACAAACACGCAGTATTAGACCGATTATTGCCCGGTCGTGGCACTGCATGGGTGCGATTTGAAACCAAGGAAGTGGCAGAGGCAGAAGTAATTGAAGAGCCTACTGAGGATGTGATGGGCGAACAGCCTGACATGACCTATGAATGCACCCCTACTGATTACGTATTTTGGAAAGATTTTCGCTGCTCCCCGGCTCGCACATGGGATGAGGTTACATGGGTAGCACGCCGCATTTACATGACACGCGCCGATGGCGTTAAGCGTTTCGGTGATGATTTCAAAGAAGTACCCCTAGCCCATGAGCCTATCGGACTGGATGACCTGAGCAAAGCAGGCGCAAGCCAGGCCGAGCAGGAAAGCCTAAAGAAGGCGATTGTTTGGGAAATATGGAGCAAGGGCGATAAGCGGGTTTACTGGGTAGCAGAAGGCCACAACAAGCTATTGGACAGCAAGGAAGACCCATACGGATTAGATAACTTCTGGCCTTGCCCTAAGCCTCTGTTCGCTACCCAGACCACAGATACCCTAGTACCTGTACCTGACTACGCGCTCTATCAAGACCAAGCCGAAGAAATCGATATGCTTACGCAGCGTATTGGTAACTTAGCCGAAGCTCTAAAGGTGGTAGGTGTTTACGATGCAAGCCAGCCAGCTATCGCACGAATGCTGAATGAGGGCGTAAATAATACCCTGATTGGCGTAGATTCTTGGGCTGCTTTTGGTGAAAAAGGCGGCTTAAAAGGCACAATTGATTTCTTGCCGCTTGACCAAGTGGTAAACGCCCTTAATCACTGTTACACAGCGCGGGAGCAAGCGAAGCAGGTAGTTTACGAGGTTACTGGACTGTCAGACATTATTCGAGGCGCGTCTATGGCCTCCGAGACTGCCACAGCCCAACAGATTAAAAGCCAATATGCAAGCCTTCGCCTAAAACGGATGCAAACCGAAGTGGCGCAATTTTGCTCAGATTTGCTACGCATCAAAGCACAAATGATGTGCGACCTGTACAGCCCTGAGAGCCTAATTGAAATGTCGGGCATTATGGGGACGGACGACGCGCAATACGCAGAAAAGGCTATTGCACTGATTAAACAGGAGCCAAGCCGTTCATTCCGCATTGAAGTTGCCGCTGATTCTCTGGTAGAGATGGACGAAATCGGAGAAAAGCAAAGCCGCACCGAGTTTATGACTGCTTTCGGTACTGTCTTGCGCGATGCAGTGCCTATGGTGCAAGCTGCCCCTGAGATGGGCGCATTAGTGGGCGAAGTGCTGCAATTTGTAGTTCGCACGTTTAAGGGTGGGCGACAGCTTGAGAATGTGCTGGAAACAACCATTGCCAAGATGAACGAGCCTAAACCCCCCGCCCCGCCACAGCCAGACCCTGAGCAGATGAAAGCCGAAGCCATGATGCAGGTTGAACAGGGCAAGATGCAGCTAGAACAGGCAAAAATACAAACTCAGGGGCAGATTGAGCAATTTAAGGCTGAACAGGCTAAAGAACTGGAGCAAATGCGTCAAGAATACGAATTGGCTAGAGAGCAAGTCAGACAAGAAGCCGAGACGCAACGCTTGCAAATGAAAGCCCAGATTGAGGCAGACACTAAGCTACAAATTGCCGAAATGCAGTCCAGTTTATCTGAAAAGCAAGCCGTATCAGTCGAAATTGCTGGTGAGGAAAAACTAAGTAAAATAGGTGAGCAAGTAAAACAAATGGCTGACATGCAACAAAGTGCAGTATTGCAAGCCGTCGAAATGCTTGCCGAATCCGTTGGCAAGATGAACAAACCTAGACGCAAGTTGCTGCAACGCGGCGAAGATGGTAGAGCAATTGGCGTGATTGAAATTGAGGAAGATTGATGCCTAACGCAATTTACCCAAAGTATAAAGAAGCACTATTACAACATGCGGATAACTCTTCGCTGACTGGAACCGTTAGAGTGGCGTTAGTAGATACTGGTGTTTATACCTACAGCGCAGCCCACGAGTTTCTAACAAGTTTGACGGGTGTGGTCGGAACCGCGCAAACGGTAGGCTCCAAGACGTTCACTGATGGCGTGTTTGGCGGCGCAAACGTGACGTATACCGCAGCGACCGGAAACAGCGCAGAGGCACTGGTTTTTTATATCGACACTGGAACGGCGGCAACATCGAGACTGGTTTCTTACATCGACAATGGTTTTAGTGGACTTCCCGTTACACCTAACGGCGGCGATATTACGCTTTCATTCAACGCTTCCGGTATTTTTGCACTATAAGGGAAAAAAATGGCTAATAACGTAATTTTGCCCGGTACTGGTCAGCCAATAGCTACCGATGACATAGGTACAGCACCGAATAACTCACACTACCAGCGCATAAAAATCACTGATGGCTTAGAAGAATCTACCGTACCTGCGAGAGTAAAAGCGACAAACGCAGACGTTACCGACGCTGGCATTGTTGTTCGTCCGACACCCCAAGACACATGGTCAGTGAGTTTTACGCAAGTAAGTGCCTCGCAATTCAATAGCCCGGAAATGACGCAGCGCAGGCTCGGTGCTGGCATGGGTGTTTCGCAATCGGCAGGTAATCTGGTAGTGACGACAGGAACAACGGCAAACAGTGAATTTTTAGCACGCTCTACCGTTACATTTAACGGCGCACTTATTGAGCGACACCAGACTATATTGAGCCAGCGTATTGCCAACAACAACTTCGCGGTATTACTGGCTGACCGTATTGCTGAAGGTGCGTCGTGTACGATTAACAGCGCTACAAGCATCACGGTAACAGTGACGGCGCACGGTTTCACTACGGCGAATGTTGGCCAGTCTATGAATGTTGGCGCTATTAACGGCGCGAACGGAGTGCCGGGTAGGTACGCCATTGCCTCAATTCCGTCAGTCAATACCATTACTTTCACCGTCGCTGGCTGGCCTGCCTCTGGTTCATGCACGGTTGACCTATTTGGCTGGAACTATGTACGGTGGTTGTATTCAGGCACGACTGCCACTGCCGCTGCAATTGATGCTCAGAGATATGGTTGGAACAGCGGCGACACGACAGCGACAATCAATACAACCGCTTCGCCGGGTCACATGGCGCAGACGGCAATTGACGGTCGAAATATCTATTTTTCCGATACGTTGGTGGCTTCAAGCACCACGCCTGCGGTAGCGGTACGTGGTCACAGATACGTGAATATTCCCGATGATGAAATCGAGTTATTTATGTACTTATGGGCGTTCAACGGTTCAACTGCTCCAGCTAGTACGACAACATGGACAGTGGGCTTTGTAGCGGTTGAAGATGTTGTAAATACACCTGTTTACTTAGCGGGAATTCGACAGCAAGGGTTTTCATCCCCGCTTCCCGTAGTGTTTCCGACAGCGCAGCCGGTAAGTGGCACGTTTTGGCAGGCCACGCAGCCGGTCTCGTTGGCAACTAATACACCAACACTAGCGGCAGGCACAAACTTAGCTGCTGACTTTGGTGTTCAATACCGCGCCAGTGCGACAGGCGCAGGTACTTTAACTAATGTGAACTGTCCAGCCACACCTGTAGCACAACAGTTAAAAGGAACGGCTGGACGTTTAATAGGCATAGTTTTAACAAACACTTCAACATCAGATAGATGGCTGAAACTTTTTAATGCTACTTCCGCATCCGTCACACCTGGTACTACTTCGGCATTGTCTCAAGTCGGCATTAAAGCGGGGCAAACTATTAAATTTACGTTCGAAGGTGGCGCAGCATTCTCCACTGCAATAACAATAATGATTACAGGCGGTCAAGGGCTGACAAATAACACGGGGGTGACGTTAGGTGACGTTACCGGATTTGCAATTTTTGCATGAGGAATATATGAAACTTGAATTTTTAATTGATATGTGTAAAAAGCGGTTGAATCATTTGACCGTGCAGCGTGCATCTGCTTCGGAAATTGGCGACATTAGCCAGATCGAACGTATTGACGCAGAAATTACAAGCACACAAACAACATTAAATCAACTTACTAGCCTGATTTAATGCTGCTGCTGTTTTTCCAGCCGACTACTCAAACCTTAACGCAAACCGCAAGGTTTAACAATGCCCAGACTTTTTATGGTGGCACTGTTACGCAGACAGTAACGCAAACCGTCCGCTTAAACAATACGCAGATATTCTATGGCGGCACGGTCAATGGTGAAGAGCAGACTACCGGAGGCTATTATTACGAGTTTTGGCGTAAAAAATGGGCAAAACAGTGGGAAACCAAAACCCCGGACATTGAAGAAGTCATAGAGTTCATTGAGGAAGAACCAGAGCAAGCTATAGAAGTGGCCGCAACAGTCGCAACAAAATATGCCTCAATTCAGCCAGAAACTCTCAAAATCAATGAAAAATTAGCAGAAAACATCGCTAATCAAATAATTGTTGCAATAAAAATACAACATATTAGAATCGCGCAAGAGGAAGAAGATATAGAAATCTTATTGCTACTATGAAAACAGACAAAGAGAAATGGCTAGAGCTTTGGAATCTTTCAGGGGAAGAGGGAGAGCGCCAATGGGCTGCAAAACAAGAAATGCACGCTAGACCTCCAAAGGTTCACCATTTCATACCAGATATTCAGGGCTATAGATCAATGGCGACTGGTGAATATATTAGCTCTAGGTCATCGCACCGGGCGCATTTGAAGCAGCACGGTTTAATTGAACTTGGCAACGAAAAGATAAAACCGCAAACGCCTAAAAAAGACCCAACAATTAAGCGCGATATTATTAATGCAGTAAATAGCATTATTGGATAGTTTATTAACCACTAGGAAAACCCTATGACAGACCTCCGCACAGCCCTAGAATCTGCTTTTGAAGATAAAACAGAAGAAACTTCCCCAGTTGATAGCGTACAGTCAACACCTACAGAAGTAACTCAGGATAAACCCTTAGAGACAAGCGCAGAGCAACGTGCTAGGGATGATGCAGGAAGGTTTGCGGCAAAAGAAAAAGTGCCTGAGCCTGTAGCTGCGCCTACAGAGGAATCCAAGCCAATAAAAGCCCCTTCAAGCTGGAAGCCTGCCGCACAAGAGGCTTATTTAAAGGCTGAACGTGGCGAAGCGTTGACACCAGAGGAAGTGCGGATTCTTACAAATGAGGCAAACCGCCGCGAATCCGATTTTCACCGTGGAGTGGAAGAATTTAAAACTCACGCGCAAAAGGCCAAAGCGTACGAGGCTGTAATTGCGCCTTATCAGCAAACATTACAGCAATTGGGCGTAGATGCTCCTACTGCAATTAGTGCACTATTAAAAGCTGACCATACTCTAAGATATTCAGACCAAGCTACTAAAACGCAATATTTCCAGCAACTTGCGCAACAATACGGTATTGATTTGCAAGCGGTACAAAATGCGCCCCAAGTTGACCCGCAAACCCAGTATTTAATGCAACAATTAAATGAGTTGCGTCAAAATCAGCAACAGTGGCATAATAGTATCCAACAGCAAGAGCAAGCACGCGCTAGTCAAGAGCTAGAGCAGTTTTCTCAAGCTGGGAACGCACATTTCGATGCTGTGCGGGGTGATATGGCAGATTTACTAGAGACTGGTAAAGCCACATCACTACAAGATGCATACGAGAAGGCTGTTTGGATGAATCCAGACATCAGGCAATCCCTGATTGAACAGCAACGGTTAGATGCTCAGAAAAAAGCAATGGCAGAGGCTCAATCCCTACGCGCAAAAACTGCGGCGGTATCGGTAAAGAGTTCTAGTCCTAGCGCTGGCGGCGTTCAAACCAACGGAAGTGATTTGCGGTCTTTGATTGCAAGTCAATTTGGCTAATTCAATTTAAGGAACCTGAACTATGGCAACATTCGCCAATCTGTCGGATATTATTTCGACAACCATTCAATCTCGCAGCGGAACCCTTGCGGATTCCGTAACCAAAAACAATGCACTGCTTGCCAAGCTAAAAGAGCGCGGCAACGTCAAGCCGTTTAGCGGCGGTAACGTGATTTTGCAGGAACTAATGTACAACGATGCGTCTACCCAGAATGCTTCATCGTACTCCGGTTACGACACTATCGACATTACGCCAAATAGCCCAATCAGCGCTGCTCAATTTGACTTGAAGCAATACGCTGCTGCGGTGTCTATCTCTGGTCTAGAGCAACTGCAAAACGCTGGTAAAGAACAGATCATTGACATGCTTGAAGGCCGCGTTCAAGTGGCTGAGGCTCAGTTGATGAACCAAATCAGCGCTGGCGTGTATTCTGATGGTACTGGCAACTCTGGTAAGGATATTACCGGTTTGGCTGCTGCTATCAGCACATCTCCTAGCTCTGGCACTTATGGTGGCATTAACCGCGCTACATGGAGCTTCTGGCGCAACGTAGCATTTGATGCAACCACAGACGGCGGCGCTGCTGCTACTTCTGCCAACATTCAAAGCTACATGAACCGTGTGGCTGTGCAGTTGGTTCGCGGTACAGATCGCCCCGATATGATTGTGGCTGATAACAACTACTACCGCTTGTTCTTGGAATCGTTGCAAGCTATCCAGCGCGTGACTTCCGAATCTAGCGCTGCGGCTGGCTTTACATCTATCAAGTACATGGGCGCAGGCTTGAACTGCGATGTGTTCTTGGATGGCGGTATTGGTGGTTCTATTCCAATTAACCGCATGTACTTCATTAACAGCAAGTTCTTGTTCTTGCGCCCACATCGTGACCGCAACTTTGTGCCAATCGGTGGCGACCGTCAGTCTGTCAACCAAGACGCCATCGTGCGCTTGATGGGCTGGGCTGGTAACTTGACCTGCTCTGGCGCTCAGTTCCAAGGCGTTTTGGCAGACTAATCAAAGAGGCTTCGGCCTCTTTAACTTAATTTAAGGAAACAATCATGACTTTTGTAGTTACAAACCCAACTCTAGGTTTTCAACCTATCGCATCGACTGATACAACCCAAAATCACCCATTAGGCACTCGCGTACAAGCTCACGACTCTACCTATATGGTGGGTGAGTTTATTTACTTGCATGGCGTGGCCTCTACTGAGGTTGGTTCTTGGGTTACTTTTAACCAAGATGACAACACTACTGCGCTTTTGGCAGCAAATGCAATTGGCCCTGTCGCTGTTGCTATGTCTGCAAACGTGGCTAATCAACACGGCTGGTATCAGATCTACGGTAAAGCCGTAGGTAAAGCACTTGCTGGCTTTGTTGACAATGCAAACGTCTATGCTACCGCTACGGCTGGCAGTGTTGATGATGCTGTAGTAGCCGGTGACCGCGTTAAATCTGCCAAAGGCGCTTCTGCTGTTGGCACGCCTTCTGCTGGCTTGGCAGAATTTGAAATCCAATATCCTTTGATGGATGACGGATTGGCGGCTTAACGCTTAGAATAGGGTAGCCCTTCGGGGCTATCCTCCCATTAACTACCGAAAGATCAGAATGAGTAATCCTCACCTCGAATCGCACGTATTTGTATCAATCTACACTGACGCTGTAGAGCTTAAATCAGAATCCGAAAAAGCAGGCCGTCCTATTTTTAAGGACATTCCGCATATCCGAATCACTATCCCGGGTGACACTAATAACATCATTGAGCGCAAACTAAGCGAACAAGATAAGCAAAAATACCCTCACGCATGGGCAGAATTTCAACGAGGCGAAAGCTCTGGCTTTACTGGTACGCCACTAGAGCAGTGGCCCCAAATCACGCGCTCGCAAGTAAAAGAATCAAAGTATTTTGAGTGCCACACTGTAGAGCAATTGGCTGGATTGACAGACGCACATTGCCAAAAGATGGGCATGGGCTTTCGTGAACTGCGAGAAAAGGCTAAGGCTTATCTAGGAGTCGCAGAATCTACCGCAGCGGCTACGGCGCAAGCACTGGAAAATGATCGCCTACGCCAAGAAATGGCAGAGCTTCGCGCCATGATTGCTGGTAAAAATACAGTAGACGCAGGAATTAAGACACCCGGCAGACCACGTAAAGAGAAAGAGGTGCAAGCATGACAGAACGCCTGCAAACAATCTGCCGTGATATGGTCGTATTCTTTCGGAATAACCCGAAAAAAGATACCATGCCTGTATCAAAAGAAATGTTTGGCGAGTATCTTTCTTGCTTGCAAAAGTCTCAACAAGAGCAGGTAAAATTGAGCGACACTAAGGCGGTTACCTATTTTTATGGTAAACGCTATATAGAAGTGATGAAATGAACCTACTCAGCCTAATACAACAAGTATGCGATGAACTCGCAATTAATCGCCCTACTGTTGTAGTAGGCACGACTGACCCGCAGATACGCCAAATGTCTGCTTTGTTGTATAGGCTTGGTAACGATCTTGTTAAGCAATTTGAATGGCAGCGGCTGAATAAAGAGTACATCTTGCAGACCGTTGCCTATTCGCTTACAGGCACTACTACGCTTGGCTCTAGCGTAATTACAGGCATCAGTGATACATCAGCCTTATCTACACAATTTGGCATTGCTGGCGTAGGTGTAGAGCCTTTTGCGCAGATCGTCACTGTAGACAACGCCACGCAAGTAACAATGAACATGCCTGCCACAGCTTCAGGCACTGTTACTTTGGAGTTTTCACAAGTTCAATACAACCTTCCATCAGACTGGGATAGAGAAATCCCTCAAACCGAATGGGACAGAACTAACCGCTGGCCTTTGATGGGGCCACAGTCTGCGCAAGATTGGCAATCGTTCAAGTCCGGCATTGTTTATGCTGGCCCTCGTGAGCGCTTTAGAATTGTTGGAAACACCTACGCAATTAATCCACCGCCTCCTAATGGGCTAGTGTTTGCAATGGAGTATGTTTCTAAAGCGTGGATTTACTCACCTGTTGGTGTAGCTCTTACTGCTTTTGGTTCGGATAGCGATACATTTATATTTACCGATAGCCTGCTAATTACTGGACTAAAAACTCAGTGGAAACAAGCAAAAGGGCTAGACGCATCATTTGATTTGTCAGAGTTTAGAAGTTTGTTAGAAAGCAATAAATCTCAAGACAAAAGCTATCCAAAACTATCTCTTGCGCCTATTGGTAGCTCCGTGTTGCTCACTACAATGAATTTGCCTGATGGCAATTGGCCAAGCTAAAAATGAACGCATCAGCGACTTCTATTCCAGCGCCAGTAGGCGGTTTGAATGACCGTGACGGCATAGCAGATATGCCGCCTAGCGATGCGGTAATCCTTGAAAATTGGTGGCCTTATCCATCGTATTTGGGCATCCGCAAAGGAAGTTCTGACCACGTTACTGGCATTCCTGCAACAGTGGAAACACTTGTAGAGTATTTGCCTACTAGCGGAGGTTCTACGCTTTTTGCTGCTGCTGGCACATCTTTTTACAATGTAACTACTGCTGGCGCTGTAGGTGCGGCTGTAGTTACAGGGTTATCAAATGCAAGGTGGCAGCACGCACAAATAACTACGCCGGGTGGATCTTTTCTTTACATGGTCAACGGTGTTGATTCGCCAAGGCTTTGGGATGGAGCTACTTGGACAGCAATTACAGGTGCATCAGTACCTGCAATTACAGGCGTTACAACTACATTATTAGTTCACATTCAACTATTTAAAAACCGTCTTTTTTTTGTTGAAAATAACTCAATGCGAGTGTGGTATTTGCCAGTAAATTCTATTGGTGGTGCAGCGTCACAATTGGATTTGGGTTCTATTTTCAGATTGGGCGGTTCAATACAAGCCTGCTACACATGGACTATTGACGCTGGCAGCGGCTCTGACGATCATTTTGTAATACTGTCAACCAATGGAGAGGTGGCTGTATATTCTGGCACTGACCCCTCAAGCGCCGCTGATTGGCGTTTGGTAGGTGTGTTTACACTTGGCAGACCAATAGGCAGGCGCTGCGGCATTAAGTTTGGCGGTGATCTAGCCATTAATTGCATGGAAGGCGTTTTTCCATTGGGTAAAGGTCTATTGTCTGCATCAGTAGATCGGCGTGTTGCTTTAACTGACAAAATACAAAATTCAGTTAGTCAGGCTGCAAACTCATACCCTACTAATTACGGCTGGCAGCTTTGCCAATATCCAGACAACAATATGCTTATATTGAACATTCCTGCTGGCAATAGCATGAATTTTCAATATGCACAAAACACAATTACAGGAGCTTGGACTAAATTAACAGGTTGGAACGCTACAGTTTGGCTAAATTCTGCTAATGGCTTGTATTATGGAGATACAAACTCTGTTAAAAAAGCATGGGTTGGCAACTTAGACAATACCACCCCAATACAAGCGGATGTACTTCCGGCATTTAGTTATTTTGGCAACAAAGCGCGCAATAAATACTTTACGATGGTGCGCCCGTATTTGCAAAGCTCTGGTAATCCGTCAGTATTGTATGGAATAAACACTGACTTTAATGTCAGCGAGCCTCAAGGCACATTAAGCTATACACCCCCTACTGGTATGACTTGGGGGTCTATGGTGTGGGGATTGATGACTTGGGGCGGTAGTTTAACTGCAATTACAGCATGGCAAACAGTTGGCGCAGTTGCTAATTCTGCGGCTGTACGCATGAAAGTCCAAAACAATGGCAATGATGTTAGATTTACAAATATGGACTATTTGTACCAGCAAGGAAACAGCGTACTGTGAAAGTATGGGGCAATGAAGTTACCTTTGATGCTGATTTAATTGGCCCTTGGGTATGTTCAAAAACTGGCGGCACATGGACAAAAGGGCGCGGCACTGCTATTGGCAAATTAAATGAAAATGGCAATTTGGTTGCTGGTGTCTTGTATGAAGATTGGAATGGCGCAAACATTGTAGGGCATATTGCTGGTTTAGATGGATGGGCAAGTAAAGGGTTCTTGGGTTTAATATTTGATTATCCATTTAACCAAATCGGAGCCAAAAGGATTACAGCGCCTGTAAATTCAAACAATGACAAAGCACGGTTGTTATTAGAGAAATTAGGCTTTATAATTGACGCAACACTGGCGCAGGCTATCCCTGATGGTGATTTGCTTCTATATCGGATGTACAAGTCCGAATGCAAATTTTTAGAGGATAGATATTATGGGAAAAAGTAGTTCTCCACCGCCACCGCCAGATTACAGCGCAGCAGCAGAAAAAACTGCAATTGGCAATCTTGAAGCTGCTAAATACACTACTAAGGCCAATCGAGTAAATCAAATCACGCCCTACGGCAATTTGACTTATGAAGAATCGCCTGATGGTCGGTGGACACAAACCCAAACACTTTCACCACAAGCCCAATCCACGCTAGATAAGCAAATGGCTTTGTCAAACCAATATGCAGATACTGCAAGTGTAGGTTTTGACAAGATCAAAGGGCTTTTATCCAATCCAGAATTGGATATGTCACAACTTCCAACTCGCGCTATTGATGTAGGTCAAACTGCACAGCAAGCTATTATGTCGCGTTTACAGCCCAATCTTGCACAGCAAGAGGAAGCATTACGCACACGTTTAGCCAACCAAGGCATTACATTAGGCTCCGATGCTTATGGTAAAGAAATGACAGCCCAAGGCCAGCGCAGTAATGACTTACAGCTACAAGCAGCTTTGCAAGGAATTAACCTAGACCAAGCAAACCGCGCAAGTGCATTGCAAGAGCAGGCATATGTCCAAGATCGGCCGCTAAACCTTGTAAATGCACTTCGATCTGGCGCTCAAGTGCAATCTCCTCAATTTCAAAGTTACGCCATGCAAAATCCGACGCAAGGCGCTGATTATTTGGGCGCAGCGCAAGCAAACTATGGCGCACAGCTAAACAACTACAACGCAAATCAAGCAAGCAACAGCAATATGATGAGCGGCTTGTTTGGTATTGGAGGTGCTGCACTTGGAGGTATGTACGGAATGAGTCCAGAGGCTGCAATGATGGGCGCTCAAATAGGCTCTAGTATAGGTCGCTCGTTTTGAGGTGAAGCATGAACGAATTTGATCTACGTTTACAAAATGCACTAGCAAAGCGTAAAGCTGGGCAAGATGCATTGCAAAGTTTTCAAACGCCACAAGGCCAAATGGTTGGTGGTGTTTATATCAAGCCTTCAATATCTGATTCTTTGATTCAGGGCTTGCGCATGTACTCTGGCAAAAAAGATGCAGAAAGCGCAGATCAAGAAATTAAAGATGTAATGCAACAGCGCACGGAAAGCACAAATAAAGCTCTTGCTGAGTTTTTGCGCAATTCCAAAGGCACACCAGCAAACGCACCGCAAGATGGCGTTGGCCCTGTAATGCCTGCGCAAGCTCCTAATATGGAAGCTGCTTATGGCGCACTAATGCAATCGCCAGACTTGCGCCAAATGGGGCTGCAAGGGGTTATGTCTTTAGCACAAGATCAAGCAAAAAGAACGCAGTCCTCACAAGAGCAACAAAGACTTGTAGGCATTTTGCAGTCAGCACAAAGCCCACAAGAGGCTATTGCTGCTGGCGTGCCTGTTGATGTTGCTAAAAACTATTTTGATAAAAATCTTGGCAAAGAAAAAGGCGTGGTTATCAATGGGCAACTTGTCAATCCAGTGACCGGCGAACCTATTGGTCAGCGTGTTACACCAATGCCAAACATGTCCGAAGATTTGCTAATCCCTGATGGCAAAGGCGGCTTAATTCTTAATCAGCCATTGGTGGATGCTAAGAAGGCCATTGCAGCGGCTGGCCGGTCAACTGCACCTGCTACGCCATTCTTTAGCCCAGTGCAAACTGGCGCTGGGGTTATGGCATTTAACGCACGCACAGGGCGTGTTGAGCCAGTTATGGGGCCGGATGGTAGGCCAATTGTTGGCGCGGCTGTAGACCCAGCATTGCAAGGCGCTATTGCAGGTTCTAAGGCGGTGGCATCTACTGAGGGCAAGCTACGTACCGAAGCGCGTTTAGACGCTCCGAAGGCTATCCAGCAAGGCGAGGATTCAATTCGGCTTGTTGATGAATTGCTAAAGGCTCCCGGTTTTAAACAAGCGGTGGGCGCTAGCCGGTTGCTGCAATTGCAAAGAGTTCCCGGCACTGCCGCAAAAGACTTTGACATTCGCCTTGACCAACTTAAAGGCCAGCAATTCCTGCAAGCGTTTGAATCGCTTAAAGGCGGCGGCGCTATTACCGAAATGGAAGGCAAGAAAGCTACTGACGCAATTGCACGCATGGACGCAGCAGGCAGTGAACAAGAATTTGTTAAGGCCGCTAAAGAGTTCCAAGACGTTATCCGCATGGGTGTTAATCGCGCAAAAAATGCAGCAGGCTCCGCACAGCCAGCGCAACCAAAGCCCCGCATTCGTTTTGATGCTCAAGGAAATATCATCCCATGATCGAAGCCGAACTACCTGATGGCACGGTTTTAGAGTTCCCCGAGGGGACTTCGCCCGATGTAATTCAGCGGGTTGTAAAGCAGCGCCTAGGTGTACAAGATGCGCCTAAAGGACCAAACGCGCCCAACGTCATAGACAGAGACACCTATCTGCAACAGGTGCAAGCCCGCAAAGACGCTGGGCCGGGTTTTTTTGAAAAGGGCGGTACTGCGCAAAACATAGGCGGCGGCTTTTTTCGTGGGCCGGGTTCTATCGGCTCCACTTTACTTAGCCTTACCCCATTTGACAAAGTTCCAGAGGCAATAGACATATCACGCAATGCCATTGCAAAATTCCAAGGTAAGCCGCCACCTGTAGAGCTACGCGATAGAGACGCGGAGCGCCGTGCTGATATGGATGCTGGGCTTAGAAGTTTGGGCGCAAATCCTGACTCACTGGTCTTCAAGGGCACAAAGCTAGGTACTGAGGTTTTAGGTACGCTAGGAGTTGGTGGGGCTTTGGCTAAAGGCGTAGCCATGCTACCGGGCGTGGCGGCTAAAGCGGCTCCGTGGGTGCAGGCTTTGCGGACTGGTGGCTTTAATGCTGGCGGCGTGACTGGTGCTAAAGGTTTGGCGGTTCGTGCTGCTGGTGGTGCCGGTGCTGGTGGCGGCGCGGCGGCTTTAGCAGACCCCGAACAAATTGGCACTGGTGCAACAATTGGCGCTGCTATTCCTGTAGCTGGAAAAGCTATTGCAGGCACAGGAACATTGATAAAAAAAGCTATCGGCGCTACTACTGGTGTTGGAGATGCAGCATTAACACAAGCCTTGCGCGCCGGAAAAGAAGGCGGCAAAGTTGCGCAAAACTTTACACAAGCTATGCGTGGCGAATCTAGCATGGATGATGTTTTGACAATGGCAAAACAAAATCTAGAAGCAATGGGGCAACAAAAGCAAGCCGCATATCGTCAAGGAATGGCCGGAATAAAAGCAGACAAAACAGTTCTAGATTTGAAAAATGTAGATCAAGCTGTAAACGATGCTATTGGAATGGCTACATTTAAAGGCCAAATTAAAAACGAAAAAGCGGCGTCTGCTTTGTCGCAAATTAAAGGTGAGATTGATAATTGGAAAAGTTTAGATCCTGCTGAATTTCATACACCAGAAGGCTTAGATGCGCTAAAGCAAAAAATTGGCGGCATTCTTGAAGAAATACCTTTTGAGCAAAAAACTGCACGCACGGCTGCTGGTAAGGTTTACGACTCTTTGCGTGGAGAAATAAGCAAACAAGCACCAGAATACGCTAAGGTAATGAAGGGCTACAGCGAAGCCTCAGACACAATTAAAGAAATAGAAAAAGCATTGTCTCTTGGTCAAAAAGCAAGCGCAGACACATCAATGCGAAAACTTCAATCACTGATGCGAAACAACGTAAATGCAAATTACGGGCAACGCGCAGATTTGGCGCAAGAAATGATACAAGCCGGGGGCCAAGATTTTATGCCATCTTTGGCAGGGCAAGCTCTAAACGATTTTATGCCTAGAGGAATACAGCGTGCAGGCGTTGGAACTGGTGGTGCTGGATTGGCTTTAACAGGAAACTTGCCTGCGGCTGCTGGTTTGGCTGCTATTTCATCACCGAGGCTTATGGGTGAAACATTCTATACCGCTGGAAAAGTTGCTGGGAAAGTTGACCCAGAGCTAATAAAAGCATTGAGAAAAGCAACTTATATGACTTCGCCTATTGCAGGGATTCAAGAATCCCAGTCACAATAAGATATAAAAAAAACGCAATTAAAAAAGATTCAATCATGTTAATTAAAGGACAAACAAATGTCTCGTAACGGATCAGGTGGGTACAGTTTACCAGTAAATAGCTGGAATCCTGCGGTAAATGGCGTATCTGCCACAGCCGCAGATTGGCAATCTCTTATTAACGATGTTGCCACAGCACTACAACAATCGGTTAGCGCTGACGGTCAAACGCCAATCACAGGCAATTTGGCTATGGGTGGAAATAAGCTCACAGGCTTGGGCGCTGGTGTTGGCACTGGTCAATCTTTGCGATTTGAGCAGCTTTTTAGCCAAGGCACATTGACTAGCATTGCTAGTGCCACGACTACAGATATTGGCGCTCAATTGTCTAACTTCCTGCAAGTAACAGGAACCACAACAATTACATCTTTTGGCACAAATTACAACGGTCCAAGGTTTTTAATATTTTCAGGCGCTTTATTGCTTACTCATTCGGCGACTTTGGTTTTGCCGGGTGCTGCAAACATTACCACTGTTGCAAATGATTGTGCCATTGCAATACCTATCTCTGGTGGCTGGCAAGTTGTAGCATATCAGCGTGCAAGTGGATTCCCTGTAGTCACAACTGGTTTTGCTTTGTCTGGTGCAAATACAGACATTGCCAGTCTTGGTGGCTTAACTTCACCAGTAACAGAAATTCGCCAAATTCAACCTATCAGCGCATCGGTTGCAGCTAATGCTTTAACTATTAGCGCTTCGGCTTTAGCTTTGCAGTTTCGCTCTAGTACACTTGGAAGTGGTGCTGTTTCATTTGTTAAAGGTACGCCTGCAAATTTAGTTATTTCAAGTGGATCAACCCTTGGAACTACTAGCGCTGTGCAATCTCGCATCGCAGTATTGGCACTGAACAACGCAGGCACTATAGAGCTTGCCGCCGCAAACGCTGCTGGTGTTGATCTTTCCGAAACAGGGTTAATTAGTACAACCGCAGAGGGTGGCGCAGGCGCTGCCGATAGCGGCACTGTTGCGTATTCAACTACTGCTCGTACTAATGTTGCTTATCGTGTGATTGGATATATCGAAAGCACACAAGCTACAGCAGGCACATGGGCAACAGCACCTAGCACCATCCAAGGCGCTGGAGGCCAAGCACTAATTCAATCTCAGGGTCTGGTGGCTTGGGCGGTGTTTAACGGAACCACTGCCGGTACTAACGCACCAACTGCGGGTAGAGGCGTTACCTCGGTGACAAGAAACGCAGCAGGAGATTACACAATAAACCTTTCAACATCAATGCCAGATGCCAATTACGCATTTGTCGGACACGCGCTTGATACGACTGATAGGTCAATAATTCTTGGCAGTAATTCTACTGGAACTTCCCCAACAAATAAGGCGTTTCGTTTCCAAACATTTGGCACATCTGTAGTCGTTCTAGTAGATGTGCCACGTATCTCTGTTGCATTTTTTAGGTAAAAAATCATGCCAATATTCAAAGCACCAAACAACGATACTTGTCTTGCAGAAACCGCGCCTGATGGCTGGGTAGAGATAACACTTCAAGAGTTTGAAGCTATACAAGAATCGCGCCGGGTTCTACCTGAGCCGCCTAGCCCAATAGATCAAATCCGCGCACTAGAGGCGACGAATGCTGACAAAGTGGCGAAGATTACAAGGCAGGCGCTGCTTATGCAGACCGTAGCCATTGCGCTGACAACACCAGAGGGCCAAGCACTCGCCGCAGGCATGACTCAGGAACAAGCAAAAGCTGCTGCTACTGCATACCTAATCCAAAAAGACCCCGGCTTCAAGCTCATGTGGGAGCTTGAGCAAGCCATTGAGCCACTGCGGGCGCAGATACCATGATCGACTTCCTCATCAAGCTACTGCCATACGTGGCCCCGGCGATTGTCTTCGCGGACAACTTCTACTGGCCGTGGCAGGCTAAAAACTGGAAGGCTCTTGTCGCATGGCCCTTCCTTGTCGCGTACACCTTGTTCGTTTGGATTGCAGACATGGTGATGGCACATACGCTCATGGTGCACAAGTTCGGCTTCCCCAAGCGCGGAGAGTGGACTATCAGCCACACCCTAGAGCGGCTTTACCGCGAAGAAAATTACGAGGCCATGCTGCTGGCGTGGGCTATCAATAACGTATCCCCCGGACACATCAAGGCAGCAATCAAATGACCGAATTCATCAAAGTCGAAGATCGACGCAAAGGCGACCCCGCGCTAAACCTAATTGCTGCACGATTGGAAACGCTGCACAAAGATGTGGGCGACATGAAATCAGGACTTAAAGACCTAGCCATCGCCATCACAAGGCTGGCAGTAGTAGAGGAGCGTCTATCTAGCGGTGTGCAAGCTCAGGAACGAGCGTTCAAAGAGATTGGCAGCGTGAAAGATGACGTCAAGGCGGTGGCTTCCCGCGTCGCGGTATTAGAGACAGCCGCGCCATTGCAAAAGAAAACAAGCGATTGGATGCTCTCCGTAGTGTGGGCCGCAGCGGGTGCTGCTGTTTCTTTTCTAGCGGTGAAGGTCGGGCTAAAATGATTACCCTAGCCCAGTATGTCGGAGTTCACGCGCAGTCTAAGGACTGGACGTTCGAGCGCCAAAAGGCGGCAATGACCTTGCTGGACAAGGTGAACGCACTGTGTAGCGAGATGCAAGCTGACGGGTTAGTGATGCAGATGAACCCAGCGACACGTAGCCAGATTAGCGGCAAGACGCTCGGAGGGTTTCGCCCGCAAGCCGCTACGCAAGGCGCACCCAACAGCAGCCACAAACAAGGGCAGGGCATCGACCTGTTCGACCCGAAAAACACAATCGACGCATGGTGTGTGGCTAACGTCAAGCGCCTTGAGCACCACGGCATCTACATCGAGGCTCCAGAAGCAACACAGGGATGGTGTCACATGACCACACGCGCACCACGTTCGGGCAACAGGATATTTCAACCCTAGGAGATACACATGGAATGGCTTAAAACACTCGCCCCATTGCTAGGCACAGCCCTTGGCGGGCCGTTAGGCGGCGCTGCTGCATCATTCATTGCTGATAAGCTGGGCATCGAATCAAAGACTATTGAGGCCGTGACGGACGTTCTCAATAGCGGGAAAATGTCACCAGAGCAACTTGGCAGCATCAAACTGGCTGAAATCGACTTTCAAAAGTTTCTCAAGGAAAACGATATAAAGCTGGAAGAGATTGCAGCCGGTGACCGCGACTCGGCGCGCTCCATGCAGATCAATGTTCGGTCTAGTGTTCCGGCATGGTTGACGTTCTTCCTGACCGTAGGGTTTTTTTCGGTGCTGGGGTTGATGTTCTTTAAGCCAGAGGTCAAGGAGTCAGCACCGTTGATGATTATGCTTGGCTCACTCGCTACAGCTTGGACAAGTTCTGTGGCTTTTTGGTTCGGCACCACCCACGGCAGTCAGTCGAAGAACACCATGCTGGCTAACTCAACACCGAGTAAATAACCTACATCTGCAAAGTTCATTTTTTATCTTTCTTAAAAGTAGGCAATGGTGCCCAATGTGTAAAAAAATTGTTTAGCTTATTGTGAGTGCCCTTGTGCAGCACTCCACTAGGCTTGTTTATCAGCAGCATCATGGCATTGGTAGGCGTATCGTCGTTTATCTCTAGCCAATGATAATCAGTGCAGACTATGGCGCATCCGTCGCTACTTGGTTTGTGGTTCATCTTTGAATAAATCAGGTTGATCGTTTGCTATCACTTTGCTTTGCACAATTCGCACCTTCTTAGTGTCTAGCCGTGCATAGCAAGTAGGGCCAATTGGCATACCGCCTATAAAGTGATGTTTTGTTGTGGACTTTAATTGCCGACCACAAATAGCGCACTTCATGGCATTGCTTTGCCTATTTCAGCGGCTGCACGGACTATTGCGCGGCGTGTGGCGGCGTATAAATCTGTTATTGTTATTTTTTCAACATCCTCAGAATATGAAGAAAAATCACCATTTCCTGCCAAAGCGCAATCTGTATCAGTAGTTGGCGTAGAAATCTTAAGTCGCAAGTTAACAGCCAGCCTTAGCGCATCGCCATCGTCTTCTAATGGGTTCCATTTGCCATATTCCAGCATTGTTGGCGTTACCACCTCAATACCAGCAGCCTTAGCCGCAAGATATAGCAATTCTTTATCATTCATAGCTCAATAACTCCCGGCGCACGTGAGCGCATTTTGTTTATTGCAAGTTTCAAATAGCTCTCATACTCACTACGGGCCAAGCTTGTGCGCTGTAAATGGTGCCACTCCATCAAGTCGATAAGCGTTTGCTTTTCGCTTGGCGTAATGTCCCATTTATTCCACCGCTTGAAGCGAGTGTGCAGTTTAATCAGCACCGCTTGAGCATTGGCGCATGGCTCTAGCACTTCCGGTCCAATGCCTGCTTTTGCCATTGTTTCAGCGCATCCAAGTAGCTCACATAGCCCGTAGTAACCACTTAAACCATCGTCGTTACCACTAAGCGCATCAATCATTTTCAATTCATGCGCCTTCAGTAGCTCTAGGTGCGCATCCTCAGTTATGCAAGCGCCTTCAATAGCGTGGGCTATCGTGTTTATTATCGGATAGACCTTACGCTTGCACTTTTTTTTCATTTTTCATAGCCAGCCGATACAACACTGCTACTAATTCCCATGGGTGGGCGGTGTTCAATGAAATTATCGCCAATGCGCGAAGGCTTGCTAAATGCATCCATTGCACCGGGCCTGCCACAATACGGGCGCAATTCTGCACCATCATACTTGCCTGCCATCTTATTTATTAGCTGGGACGGCGCTGGTTTTTGCTTTTTTGTCATTTGTTTTTTCCTTGATGTTGTTGATAAACTCTTTTACCGAATTAGGCCAGCCGTTACGGTATGCCTTGTCGTATTGCTCTTGTGTAACCCGCGCCCGTAGCGTTGGGTACTTTGCTGTTTTTGCTTTGGTCATATTTTCCTTTTTAGATGCGTTGTTTATTGTAGCGCACTTTTGGCAGTTTGCGCCACATCCTTAAGTTTTTTTGGCTTACTTGAGCCGGGTAGCGCGATTGTGTTTTTAGCCTTGGCACTTGCAATAACTGATACCCGGGTATCAATGCCGTTATAAGCGCGTTGGTCGCTGAATATCGATGGCTTGCCTTGCCAGTTAAACGGGCTTGTCATTTAACACCTCCGCACTAAGCACCTCAATAGTCTTGTCTAAATTCTCAAGCAGGTAATCAGGCAAGCGGTGCTTTTCCGCGAAGCTCCACGCCTCTAGTGCGCTAAGTAGCTTGATCGTGTCTAAAATTTGATTTTTAGTCATACAACCTCCCTGCATTGCAAAATAAGCGAATTGATAGCCTTGCGAAGTGCAGGCCATTCCTCGGGGTTAATTGCAATCTTTCCAAAGTCAGTGCGCCCACTTTGCGACACCTCGACGTACTCACCGCTGGCCTCATCCACTATTTCCACCATAGTGGCTTGCTCGGAGAATATCGGCTCATCTTTAGGTTTGACGGTCATGGATGTTGTTCTAATTTCGTAGGTCATTGCGCCTCCTTTGGGTCTGGTGCGGCTGCTTGAGAATCCTCACACTCTCTGAATTCAAACATTGGAGCGCGGGTAACTTGCTTCGCCAGCGCATCCTTAAGCATGCTATTCAAACCCTTAAATCGCGCTTCCATGTTGTGCTTATAGAGCCTTAGTTCTGCCGTTTCTTTTTCAGCTACACATAGCGCATCGGCTATTGCTTGGCGTAGTTGGTCGGCTGTGTAAATGGCTTTCGATGTCCGGTCATCATCAGAACAAACCGGGTAAACGGCATCTTCGCAAACACAATCATCACCTTTCCAGCAGGGCTTTCCATCTTTCCACGCAAGATACCCAACAGGCTCAGGCAACACCACCCCAGCCACTAGGCTGTATCTGTAGTGCTGTATAGCGGCGTTCATGCTTTTATGCAAAAACTCTTTATCCTCTCGGATGCAACCCTCCCATGTTCCGCCTACGAAGTTAAGTAACTCTCCGGCTTGCTCTTGTGTAATGTATTCTTTCATTGTTGGCCTTTCTTTATTTCAGCTTCGATAGCGCGGGCGAACTTAAACCTCTGGTTGCCGCTTGTAGGGTCTGCACCAATAAAAGAATCGTTCCAAAGTCTATTAATCTGCTCATCACTTAGCGGCACCCGCTCTGCGTTGGATTGCAGGAGGGCGGCTTTCTTGCCTGCCTCATACGCATCGTAAACATTGGTAACCACAGCGCCGCATGGCATCTTTGCGCCCGCTGTCCCTTGCGCTGGTTGTACCTGCTCGGTAAGTGCTGCGCGGAGTTGCTTTTCAAGTTTTGATGCATCGTTATAGACTTGCATATCCATGTACCCTACCGTCCCCCAATTTGGCCCAGCTACAAGGTTTAGCGCTTGCTCCACCACCTCGCGGGGTAATGTGACAAAGTTTTGTGGGGTCATTTTGAAGCCTTAATTGGAATTGGCAGCATTAGAGAAAGCAGGCGCACCCCGCAGCTTGCACAAACCCAGCCCTTGCCGTAGCTTGTGACTTCGTTGTGATTGCAAGTCATCCCCTCACCCCTTTCATTATTTCGATTGCTTCGTTAACTTCATCTGGCGTGCGCTCTCTTAGCTGCTCTTTGGTGAGTGGCTGGGCGGGTGCTACGGGGGCGGCGTAGTCGTAAAGGTGGTCTGCAAGAAATTCAAGCTCACGCAATCCCGGCCCAATATCGTTACCATGCGTCAGGACATCAACCAACGGAAGACCTTCCCCTTCCTCGTCTACAGTTTCAGTGCACCGGTATGCTTGCAACGCCTCCACCAGTTCATTCACTGACTGGGCGGGTGCTACGGGGGCGGCGTAGAGCGGCATCCATCCAATAGACCGCTCATATTCAGTGGGTGGGTCTTCATCAAAAAATACGCTCCCGTCAAACATCATTAACCGTTGAGCAACTGGCTCCTGCGCTTCAATCGCGGATAGCTTGGCTTGCAGGCCAGCGATAATTTCTTCTTGCGTGGTTTCGTTCGTTTTCCAAGATGCGACTGCTTTGGCAAACTGAGCCTCGGTTTTGGATAGCTTGGTTTGCAGCGTCTTTATCTGCTTGGCTTGGGCTGCTAACAAGTCTGCGGCTTCGTCCATCAGGTTCCAGCATTCACCTATCCCGATGTTGTTTTTCTTTGCGTCGGTTAAAAGCTCTATCAGGTTAGTGGTTGTAGTCATATTTACCTTTTCGTTGTTGATTCTGATATTGTAGCGCAAAACTACAGCTATTTTCTAGGGGTTTACCCTATAACTAACTTTTTATTTGTGCCCAGTTCGCAGCCTGCTACAAATTCTCCGCGCTTCATTGCTTCACCAATTGCTTTTTTGTCCGGCACAGCTTTAGGCGGAGTTGGCTTTGGCATTCGCATATATTGCGCTGGTATGGCCGCTGCATCTTTTATGATGACACTAGCTGCCTTACCCTTTATTTTTGCCTCAAATTCCACGCCTATAAGCTCAGTGTCGCCGGTTTTTAGCATGCTCTCAAATAGCACGTTTTCCAGCCTGTCAGCATCTTGAGTTTCTTTTTCAGCAAGCAGTGCCATATCATCCGCAGCCGCTGCCCTAGCCTGCGCTAGTGCCCGCTTATTTTTGATGATGGCGACATAGCCAAGCCGTTTCTCGCGCAATGCATCCGTGTTGTCGTCGCCCTCAAGCGAATCGGCGATTGTCTGTTCGTCAAAGCCTGCCAGCTCTAAACGTGTGTGCAGGGCGTGCTGGGCTTCGGTTAGTCGGTAGAGGTTCATGGTGTAAAGGTACTCACGGCGCATTGCCACTTTCCCCCGTAAATCAGAATGGGCAATCTTCTGGCATATCGTCAAAACCGCTGCCAGTGCTACCGATAGGCGCTTTTGTTGCCTTTGCCCATTCTGGTGACTTCTTTATGGCTTCCTGTAGCTTTTCGTGGAAATTTTCAAAAACTTGCATATCAGGTTTGTCAAGGTCAAAAATTACATTTTCATGCACTGGTGCAGGCTTTGAATTTTTAAGCGCACCCGGTAGCGGAGTGATGCCGTTGACGTTGCTGTACGTTTTTCCGTTGGTTTCGCTAGTGGTGACATTAATCATGCAAAATGCGCCCAATAGCTTCGACACATCAAACGCCTTCGCCTCTTCCTCGGTAAAGTCGCGCCCACGCCATGCTGCCAAATCACGGCGCAGGCCAGCCTTTTCGTGAAGGCTAACCGTGTAGCTCTTGCTGATTGTCATTGGCATTTCTTTGCCGTCAACGTCAACGGTAAGCGGTGCGCCCTGCTCATCCTCTCCAAATAGCTCCCATGCAATGCGGATTTTGTGCTGTAGTTTTTCGCCGTATTGCCCATTTGTTAGCTGTGTGCCCAAATCAATAAGCGAGTAGCAGCGCCCAATGAACACGCCTTGCGGGACGCGCTTAAAGTTGCCGCCGCCACTGTCTGTTGCAATAAATGCCATGATGTTTCCTTTAGTTAAATGCCAGCATTAATAGGCTGCTGGTTTGCCTTTACTTCAATTGATGGGTTTGGCGGGTATGGCACTTTAAACGCCGCGCACAAATATTTCATGTGCTTGCAAGCCGTGCCAGATTCCATGCCTATGGCGTACAGCATAAAAATTATTTCTTGCTTAGTCATAGCTCACCCCATTTGTATCTAGCCGCTCACGCTTGTCTAACTTTGCCTGCGCTTGCTTGATTAATTCGTCAGCTTCTTTGTTTATTCTGTCAATCCGTTTTTGCGACTCTGATTTTCCAAGCACCTCAGCCAGCCAAAGGCCAAATGCCAGGAAAGCCATAACGGCGATAACAATCCAAAAAATAACTTCATATTCGCTCATAGTTCTACCTTTACTGTTGGTTTATTTTTCTTGCTTACGCACTGAATAGTTTTTTCGTCAATCTCACGCCATGACGCATTCGGCCCGCAAGCTCGCTGCTTACCTGCGTCAGTACGTAACTCGGCTTTGGTGGCTTTGATGCCGTCTAGCGTGGCTGTAGTTTGTGTATCGCTTGGGTCTGTCACGCTTAGATAAGCGCACAGCACTGCAAATATCACGTAGATTGTTTTCATGCTGTAGCCCCTTCTAATTTCTTTTCAAACAACCCAAGCGGTTGCCATGCGTCCACCTCTACTTCCTGACGCGCACCGCCAAAGCCATAAATAATTTCAGAATCATGCACAGGGCAACGGCTTGGGATAGCCTCTGGTGTTTTTTCCAAAATTGTGCAGTCGCAGCGGTAGCCTGAAAAATAGACTTTCACAGATTCACCTCATCAGCTTTAATCAATCCCGCTTTACCGTACAGTGCACGGCTTGCATGGTCAGCTATCCACTGTTTGCGCGCTGCAATGATGATGCGCCCAATCATGTACGGGTCACCAATGTTGTCAGCAATTGCTTCTGAATGTTCAAATGCAATGTCTGAATAAATGTCTTGGTCTACCTCTGTAGATGCTTGACCAATAGCCATGTGGCGGTCAATCTCTGTCACTTCACGACCATAAAACTGGTCCAGTTCTGCGTTGGTTACTGGTGTCATGTTTACCTCTTTGCGTTGTTGA